ATTCAAAATTTTGTTCAAACCGGAAGTTTTCGTTCAACGCTTATAAGTACGGAAGCAAAAGTTGCCGAAACGGCTGCAACGGTTGCACAAGGGACGGCAATGGTTGGAACTACGGTTGCAACAACTGGCGCAACATTAGCAACAAAAGCGCTTCGGATTGCTTTGATTTCAACCGGAATTGGTGCGTTGATTGTTGGTCTTGGTTTGTTGATCGCCAATTTCGACGTCATTTCAAAAGGCGTATTGAAAGCACGTGACCAATTTGAAAAGTTTGGTTTGGGTGCAAAGATTGCAATTGGAATAATAGCCTTGGCAATTTTTCCGATTGGCGCTCTTATTTATGGCGTCGTCAAAGCGCTTGAATATTTTGGAGTTGTCGATGATGTCGCAACTAAAAGAAATAAAGAAAACGCACAAGCAAGAACAAAGGCCATTGAAAAAGAAGCCAATCGCGCGGCAATGCTTGCAAAACAAAAACAAAAATCGGATGACGACAAATATAGTCAAGAAATTGCACTGGCAAAAGCTGCCGGAAAAGCAACTTATGAAATGGAATTGCTAAAAGCAAAAGCGCATTTAGCAAGTGGACGCGTATTTTTAGCGGAACAAAACGTTAAAATAAAAGGCTACAAAACTGAAATTGAATTGTTGATTGCAACTGGCGACGCGGACTCGGATCGTGTAAAAGCATTAAAAAAATCATTAACCGCCGCCAAAACATTAGCGACCGAATCTTACAAAGATAATGTCTCGACCAAGAATGCGCTTGCAGTCATGGAAGTTGAACACGCGACCGAGTTGGCAAATAATGCAAAGTCAGCCGGAAAAGATTCGATTCAAAAACAAGCGGAATTAAACAAAGCAAAACTTGAAGCGATCAAATCACATTTGCAACGTGAAATTCAAGCAACCGAAGATTCGGAAAACTTAAAGATTTCGGAAATGGCCGAAGGTCAAGCGAAAACAATCGCAACGCTTCAAGATACTTACGGCGACTGGCGAAACGAATTGATTCGAAAAGCAAGTGAAAGCGAATTAAAAGCGCTTGATGAAAAGTTTGCAAAAGGAAAAATGACCGAAGAAGAATATCGACAATCGCTTGAAGATATTATGTCAAAAGGCGTCAAGAATTTGACCGCCGAAGAAGTGAAATTAATGGGTGAAAAAGAAGCGCAACTTGCCGAAGGAATTAGACGCGCAAAATTAACCGCCGAACAACGCGAGCTTGAAGATGTCGCAACTTTTTTCAAACAACAAATTGACCAGGCAAACGCGCAAGGCGAACAAGGAAAGGCGGCAGCGCTTCAATTGGTAATTGACGAAGAAGTTGCAAAAGCAAAAATAAGAAAAAAATATGCGGACTTAGCGCTTGAAGAAGCGGCGCGGCAAGAAGCAATTCGACGTGAAAAAACAAAATTTGTAAATTCATTAATTAAAACCGATGCGCAAATTGCGCTGCAAGAATTAAACTTTCAACAAATTGACGCGAAAAAAGAACTTTTACGATTGTTATCGTCCGAAAATAAAAGCGAACAAATTTCACAAGAAGAATTTGACGCGGCAATGCTTGCGCTTCATTACAAAAAAATTGCCGGAATAAAGCAAATTGATATTGACGCGGCGGCGGCAACAAAAGCGGCCGAAATAAAAGCGCGCGAAGAAGAATTAAAAGGAATTACCGAAGGAATCGCACAAGCGGAAGCAGCGCTTGAAAAAATAAAAATGGTCAATGACTTGTTGAACGAAATCGGAACGGCAAGAATCAACAAAATAAACGAAGAACGCGACGAAGACCTGGCAAATCTTGACGCCAAGCAAAAAGCGGAATTAAGCGCGGTCGGATTGACCGCCGATCAAAAGACCGCAATTGAAGAAAAGTTTGCAAAGCAAAAATACGACGTTCAACTTGCTGCGTTCAACCAAGAAGATAAAATCAATCGCGCAAAATTCAACCGCGACAAAGCGATAAAGCTTGCCGAAGTTGGAATCAACACCGCATCGGCTATCGTGAAAGGAATCGCGGAATTTGGGCCGCCGCCTTCGCCGGCCGGTATTGCTGCAATTTTATCCGCCGGAATTATCGGAACAACGCAAGCGCTCGCAATTACGAATCAAAAATACCAGGGCGGAACTGCGCCGACAATGCCGAGTTTTTCAACCGGTGGCGGACTTGCCGGATCAAGCGCGTCTTCGTTCACATCAACGCCAACAACACAAACGTCCACGACTGGATTGACGGACGGCCAATCGATTACCGCACCGGTTCAAGTTTTTGTTTTGGAAAATGACATTTCATCTACTCAAAACAAGGTGGCCGTTCAAGAATCAAAGTCAAGTTTTTGATCCAGGTTGAACCGACCGAATTAATGAACGCGTCGCCAGTTGAAAAGCAACCATAATCGCGAAGGAATTGTTCGGCTTTTGGAATATCGCAGTTCGAAAGTTTTAGATTCGTTCCGGCGCGCAATTCTTTTGGTTGATTGACATTCAAATATATTGACTTGATGAAATGGTTGTCTTCTTTCCAATTCATTTGATCAAAAGTTTTAATTAATTTTTTCGAATCCATAAGAACCGGCGAATGTGTTTCAAAGTTTTTAATTGGATGTCCGAAATATTCCAAGAATTCAATTGTGTTTTTCGCAGCAATTTGATAATGTGTTGGATGATCCGGATTGATTGTCAAATCGCCGTTGAAAATTGGAACATCGGCGCGAAGCTTCGCAGTCACAAAAAAATCGTCATTCATATAAATAAACTTTCCGCCGATTGTATTCGCAAAAGTCAAGATTCGATTTGTCACGTCAACACCGCGAATGTTGTTGTATTGTTTGCAAGGAATATTTTCGGCACCTGGAACAATGTCGCCAATTGTGAAAACTTTTGCTTTGGGAAAAGACATTCGAATCCAACGGATTGATTGAATCATTTCAAAATCCGATGTTCGTTTTTTATAAGGAAAGACAAAATTCATCGAACAAAAATACATATTAAATATGAAGAAAGAAATTCCAATTTACGAAATCTTTATCGACCTTGATGACGATCAAACAACGGTGTCTTTCAATTCGCTTGTTTCAATGCCGGCGCATGAAAAGAACTTCATGACTTTTTCGAAACAACAACGCTTTGAATTCAACGACGAAGAACAAGTGATCACCGGAATCGCCATTTCAGCCGATACGCCGATTTATAGATTCGACGAAGAATCGAAAGAAGAGTATTATGTCGTATTCACAAAGCAATCAATTAAAGATATTATTTTTGATTACGCAAGGAAAGATAATTTCAACAATGTCAATTTGGAACACAATCCGAATCGAATCGTGAAATCAATTTTTATGATCCATTCTTATCAAATCGACGCGGCAAAAGGATTCACCGCACCGGAAAGATTCAAGGACGCAAACGACGGATCGTGGATTGTATCTTATAAGGTGACCGACAAAGATTTATTTCAACAAGCAAAAGAAGGAATGTTCAACGGATTTTCCATTGAAGGAGTTTTCAATTTGATTGACACAAAAGAAGAACAAGAAATGTCGGCCATTTACAACGAACTTTTGCAATTCTATTTGTTAGATATTAAAAAAAAAAAAGATTTAATTAAATTTTACAACGATTATCCGGACGCGGTCGCAAATAATGCCAGGCGCGGAATTGAATTGAACGAAAAGAACGGAAACAAATGCGCAACCAGGATCGGAAGATTGCGAGCGACGACCTTGTCAAAAAAAGGAAATGTTTCGGTTGATGTGATCAAAAGAATGTATTCGTATTTGTCACGTGCCGAAGTTTATTATAATGAATCCGATTCAAGCGCTTGCGGAACAATATCGTTTCTTTTGTGGGGTGGTAAAGCCGGCCTTCGTTGGTCGGAATCTAAATTAAAAGAATTAAAAATTATCAAATAAATGGCTGATTATAAAAATGTATTAAAATCATTTCAAAATTACTTTTCAAAAAAAGCAATGTCAAGAAATGCAAGTCAAAAAAATGATTTCTTGTCAATTGAAATTAATAAATTGTACGCTAAAATTGAAGCGAACGATTTAATCATTGAAGAAAACCAAACAACGCAAAGGGACATTGATTCTTTGACAAAAGATGCGGAAACAATCTTAATGGATCGGTCAATAACTGCGATTAAAAGAAACAAAATGAATCAATATATTCGAAAAATTTCGAACAGATAAACATAATATAGATAAAACAAAAACACCATGAACAAAAATTTTAAGAAAGTTCTTGACCTTATTGCCGAAATGAAACAATCATTTGCAATGGCGTCAATGAAATTTGAACAAGCGACTTTACTTGACGGAACAATTGTTGAATTCGAAATCTTTGAAGTTGGTCAACCGCTTTTCGTAGTAACGGAAACGGAAACAATACCGGCACCGGAAGGAACACACGCTTTGAGCGGTGACCTTGAAGGCGTTTCGGTTGTTGTTGATGCCAACGGAATAATCGTTGAAATAATTGACGAAAGAGCAACCGAAGAAGTTCCAGTTGTCGAAGAGGTTGTTGCCGAAGCTATGTCAACCGCAAAAGTTGAAAGCATTATCAACGCAAAATTAGAATCATTCGCAACAAGCATCGAAGCGGTTGCCGAAATGATGAAAATTATTGCCGACCAAAACAACAATTTGTCGAAAGAAGTTGCGACATTGAAAGGTGATTTCGAATCCTTCAAGTCCGCACCAATTAACACGACATCCGAAGGCGAAAAATTCGCAAAAGTTGGCAACTTGACAGCCAAACAATTATGGTTAAAAAATAACAAAAACAAATAAAATGTCACTAAAAAAATACATCAAAAATTCATTCGATTACGATGTGTCCGGCTTATCGCCATACACCGACGAAACACGCGAAGAATTAATCGTTAGATCGGTTACCGAAGCGGAAACATTAACTTACATTGCCATTCAACAAGGAATCAAAGGAACGGAAGCTTTGAACTTAATGGACGATTCAATCGTTTATCAAACGGCGGATTGCACAATGACGCCAAGCGGCGACACGGTATTCACTCAACGTGACATCACCGTTCAAACTATTGGCTATATGAAATCATTTTGTCAAAAAGACCTTGCTGGATTTTGGGCGCAAATAGCGCTTGCACCTGGCGCAATGGCCGAAGACAAAACGTTACCTTTCGAAGCACAAATCATTGACTATTTATTAAAGCTTCATGCAAGAGAATTAGACAAATTGATTTGGAATGGTAACATCGCGACTGGTTCTGGAAACCTTGCGTTTATGAACGGATTCCGTCAATTCTTAACAACTGCAAACGGTTGTGTCAATTTGAATACATCGGCGGTTGCTGCAATAACTGCGTCAAACGCTTACGATGTTTTTTACGAAGCGTTTACAAACACCCCAACAAATGTTGCGGAAGGCGAAGAATTCATTTGTTTCACTGGTCGTGAATCATTCAACTTTTTATTAAAGAATCTTGTTGACTTAAATCTTTACCATTTCGCACCAGGGGAATTCGCAACAATGAACGAACTACTTTTACCAGGTTCAAACATGCGAGTTGTTAAGGTGAACGGATTGAACGGAACGGACAACATTTACACCGGTCGTTCTTCACATTTCATCTTCGGAACTGATTTATCAAGTGACTTCGAATCTTACGATCTTTGGTATTCTTTCGATGACGACTTGATTTATCTTCGTTCTAAATTTAGAGCTGGCGTTCAAGTTCCTTTCTTGAATCAAATCGGAGTTTGGAACGGTACATCTTCACCGAGCTAATTAAATAAATTAAATAATCACGACGGCCGGGCAACCGGCCTTCATTAAACTAAAAAAAATATGTCTTGTGAAATGACTTCCGGCTACAATGACCGGACATGTACAAACGGAAAAGGTGGAATTAAAAGCGTTTTATTGTTTCCGCTTGGAAACATTGCGACTTCGAATATCACGTTAAACGAGGTGACAACATTGACGGTGACTGGCGAAACATTTCTTTATAAATTGAAATCAAACCTTTCATCGTACACCGCACCAATAAAAGTTGATAAGAACAACGGAACATTGTTTTATGAGCAATCATTGTCAATGATCCTTGCATCCGACAACAAAGAATTAAGAAGTGAAATTCACTTGCTTGCACAAAACGAAGTTGTTTGTTTGGTTGAAAATGCGGACGG